AAGTACGCATCGACGTCGGCCGGCGAGTACTGCCCCGACTGCAGGAGTTTCTTGCCTTCGTCCTCGCGCCAAGCGTCAGCCATGCCCTGGCCGGCTTCGGAGACCATCGCATTGTACTGCTTCTCGCCGGGCGCCTGCGGGGGCGGCAGTGGCGCCATCACACTCTCAGGTGCATTCGCCATTTACTGTCCTCCACGACGCGACTTGATCCACGCTTGCTGATCCGGGGTCAACTGGGTCGGCTTGCCTCCGGCGTCCTTGTAGTCTTGGGCGTAGGCACCCATCTGCGGCGTCCCCACGACTGGAGCGCCCGGCTTGCCCTTGGCCGCGAGTGCATGGACCCGCGCCATCGCGGCGCCTTCCATGTCGTACTTGCCACCGGGCTTATAGGCGTTAAAGGTGTTCTGAATGTAGTCGGGGTCGGCGGCGTTGGTCATCTTCCGCAGAGCCTCGACGGGGCCGACCTGAGCCGACAACGCAGTGAAGCGCGCAGCGTCCATGCCGAGCGCCGCGGCGTAGCGTTGGTCGCCGTCGCCAGGGTCGGAGATGCCGAGCAAGTCGTTGCTCTTGGTCAGCAGCGGCTTCAGGCTAGTCTCCTGGCGATGCAGAAGTTCCATGCCTTCCTTGACGCCGGGGATTTCCATGAGCTTGCCCAAGTCCTCCGCGCGCTCGCGCAGGACTGTGTGGTCGTGGTTCGATAGGCGCCCTTGAGCATAGAGAGTGTCGACATCAGCCGGGGTCGCCGCCGTGTTCTGCATGATCGCGGAATAAGTTCGCGGGTCGGTGGCAATATCCACACCGTCACGCTGCCGCTGGCCACTCTCACGATAGGCATCCTCTAGCGCCGTCGCCTGCCTGACAACCTCGGGAATGTCCTTGTACTTCTGGCGCACGGCTTCGATCTGGTTGAACGTCTGCGCGGTCGGCCGCGGCTCGAAAGTCTGGGGGTCAGTACTGGCGCCGCGAATATCGGACAGGGCACCGATGCCCTGGTCTTCAGCCGCCTTGCGCGCTTGGTTCTGCGCCGCAATGCCGGCCGTGCGCGCCGTGCGCTCCTTGGCGTCGATCTCGCCCGCCAGTTCCTCCTTATGTTCCCCGATGTAGCGGTCGTACTTCGGGTCTTCGAGTATCGAGCGTGCCTGGGCGAAGGCCGCCTGCGACGCTTGGCCGCCGGTCTCCGAGCCATCGTGGGTCATCAGCCCAGCTTCCGCTGCGTGGTCGATGGCACCCTTGACCGCCCGGTAGCCGTAGGCGTCTTCGATCTTGGCCTTGGCGTCCGTGCCAGCCGCGTAGTCGCTGTTCATCAAGCGCGCGGTGTAATTGTCAGCCATGGACGACCCGAGCGCAATGGTCGCGTCCAGGTCAGCCCCCGAGTATGCCATAGCTCCGACAGTGTTGGCGCCACTTGTCACCTGACGCGCAGACGTTGCCCTGTCGAGATCGACCTGCTGGGCCAGGGCAGTGCGCTGCATTTCCTCCATGCGGGCGGCGCCGTGGGCCTCGATGCGAACGCGCAGAGCCGGGGAAGCATTCTTGGTGGCAGCCTCGACTAAGGCGTCGTTCTGGGTCTTGAAGTTGGCCGTGTACTCCAGGGCAGCATCCTTGCGCTCGCCCATCTGGTGGCCCGGGTTCTCCGGGTCGTCAGAGTTCAAGTACGGCTGCAGGTTCGTGTGGTAGTTCGCATCCAGGGTGGCAGCCTGGGTTGTATAGTCCGAGAGCGTGTTCTGGTCCTGATGCTGCTGGTATTGGTCAGCAAAGCCCTTTATGTCGTCACCCATCTGGTGGAAGAACGTGCCGATGCGGCGTCCAGCTTGTACTGACGCTTCGATACCCTCATTGCTGGGGGTGATACGGTCTATCGGATTTGTGTACTGCTCAATGTTCGGCATCAGATAGACCCTATCCCTCCAAGAACGCCACCGACAATGCCGCCGATCCCGGCCATAGTCGCCGCGTCAGCCATACCCTTGTATTGGGCTTGCGCCTCAAGGTATCCGTTCTCGTTCACCTGGCCTTGTATCGAAATCAAGTTCTTTGTCAAGTTCCCCTGCGCCGCGGAAGCGTGCAACAGGTCTAGCGAAGACCCACTAGACGCAAAGCCAGCACTGGCCACTTCAGCCTGCTGACCACCTAGGGTCTGCGTGATCTTGCGTTGCGCCTGGAACTCTTGAATGTCAGTCGACTGCTTTTCAAGCTCCGCATTCTGGCCGGCATACTCAGCCGCCTTACCGTAGGCAGCGCCTTCCTCAAGGTCGCCGATGCCACCGAAGATGCTGGAGGCTGCGCTCCCTAGTCCGCCGAAATCAACGCCAGCCATTAGCGATCCTGCGTGTGGAGGAAAGCCTCGAAGGCAGCCACGGTGGCCGGGTAAGGCCGCGTGATCTCCCAGCAAGGCATACTGTCAAACGAATAGTCGTTGGATAGCGTACCCTGTTTGGTGCCAGAATACAAGGTGGTGAGTGGCAGTGGCGGCCCATTCACATAGGCAGTCAGCGCCGCCGGATACATCTTCGTGAAGTCGGTGCCAAACGAGATGCCCTGCGTACTGGACAGGAGCGCCGCGTACATGTGCGTGCGCCGCGTCTTCCCGAGCGCCGGGCCGTTCTGGGCGCCGGCCTCCTGGGGCGCAATCGGCCGCAGGATTTGACCGCGGCTGGCGTAGGTAGTCCCGAGCGCGAAGGACGTGGTGTACGTCGCCGGCTGAGACCAAGCTAGCTTGAGGAAGGGCGGGCACCCCAAATCCTCCCCGATAAACACACTAGGCAAGAGCGGGTTGAAAAACTTAAACTGGCTGACATCGCCGGAGAACCAGAAGGCGCCGCCCGGCGCATCATAGATGCCGCTGTCGGCGTAGATTGTCGTGAAGGGGTCGACCAACTGACCGTTGTTCGTCTTGTCAGGGATCGACTGTGACACCACGTTCAGGTTGCCAATCGTCTCCCCATAGGCGGTGCCGGCCGCAGTGGCGTCCCACCCACTCTCGTCGAGGATTTGCACGACTGCTGGCGACTGGCCGTAGACGAATTCGTACTCGACGAAGACCATCTTGTTCGTGGTTGTATCGTAGCTCCAGTTTCCGTTAGTCACGGGCTGCACTGTAAAGGCAAACCAGCGACGGTCATACGCCTTGTCATTGAAGACGAAGCTGTTCAAGTTCAGATAGGGGTCGATCTCATAGCAGTCCTGCACCGCGTAGGCCGCAGTCGCCTTGATAGTCGGCTGCCAGAAAGCATCCATATACCCAGTGACGAAGCTGGCCTGATAGTCGAAGACGATCCCGGCGATGTCGTAGTAGGTGCAGTCGAAGGTCAGGAGGGTCGGATTGGTCGAACTCGTCGTGTGGTCGCCAGGGAAGTTCTTGGAGATGGCCACAAGTTGGTTCGTCGAGGGCAGGTACATCAAGATGTTCTTGTTGACGCCGCCGCTGCCATTGGGCTCCGCCGCGGTGTTCAAGGTGTAGCCGGAACTCCCGATGTTGGGGCCAGAACCGGAAGTCCAAGGCGTGATGTCAGTGAAGCCCCCGCCAGCCAAGCTGCCGTAAGTCATCCCCGTAGGCTCAGTGAACTGGTACAGCTTATAGCCGCGGGTGCCACTGTGCGCTCCACCGAACAGGTACATATTATTGTTCTGGTCGAAGCAGGCGCGCGAGTACGCGCTGATCGGGTCGACGTCACTGGGGTACGCGAAAGTCGCATAAGCGGTCAAAAAGTCCGTGGTAGTCTCATAGTCAGTCAAATCCCGCGGCGTCAGCACGAGCGACGTCGCCTCTTGGCCCCCCGCCAGCAGGAAGTCGAACTGCATAACGTAGGCCCAGTTCTGGGTGATCCCCAGCATCTCCATGCTATAGAAGTCGGTGTCGGTCTCCACAGTCTGGAGCGGCGAGATCGTCTGCTTATAGTTCTCCAGCCGGCGCAGCAGGAAGGCTCCGTTGAACGGCGCCGTCATCCAGATGTTACCTGTGCGCGGGTCCACGATCTTCGGCAGGTTGCCCATCTCATAGGTCGCCAGGAGCTTCCGGCGGAAGGTTCCGTCGCTGCCGCCAACGCCGGCCGGGACTACGCTGATCGGGCTGTAGGTGTCATAGAAGGTAACGACCCCCGTCGCTATGTCCTTGACACAGAGATAAAAGGATTGGCCAATCCCGTCAGCATAGAAGTCGCCTGGCGCATAAGCTGTCGTGCCATCCCATAGCGTAAAGGGAGTGTTGTTCCGCGGCCGAAACTCAATATCCGGCAGTTCCGTGTTGAACCCGGAGAAGGAATAGATGATGCTTCGGCGAACTTGGTCATAGCTCATTCCCACATAGGCTTGATCGGTGAACGCGGAGAACCCGTTGGAAGGCAGAATACCACTCTTGATCTTCGAGATGTTCAGAGCGTCCCAGTTCTGCTCCGCGGACATCGTATAGACAATCGGCGGGCTGGCTGCAACGATCTGCGTTGGGAAGCGCGGGTTCGAGCCTTCCAAGGACAGGAGCCAGTTCGTGGTCAGGAGGCCACCCTGGTCAATCGGGACGTCGATGGTCCCATCGCCAGCCACCACGAAGTCGCCAAGGTCGATGCCGGCGCCCCAGACCGTGATCGTTTGCCCGATCACGTAGTCGAGCCCATAGAAGCGCACGTAGTTCTGGCCGCCTACCATCACCAGATCAGAGCCCGCCGGGTTCACAGCGCCATCGACAAACCAAGCATCTTGGATCGCGTCACTTTCAAGGAAGATCGGCGTCATCGTCTCGATGTAGCAGAAGTCCGTGGCCGGGTCCTGCGTCACCAGGGAGAGAGCATCGAAGTCCCCGCCCACGGCCGGCCCTACAGCGATGCTCAGGATCGCCCGGTTTGTCCCGAGGGTGTGCGTGTGCCAGCCAGCGAACGAAGCGGGCTGAGTGCCGAACGGGCTGTCACGGCGGTACGTCAGGGCCAGGAGCGTATCGTCATTCATGCGGACCCACATGATCGGCGACGTCTCCATCTGATAGCCGATCTCAGCGATCCCCGGTCCCATCAGACCGCCTGCAGTCACAGAGAGATTGGTGCCGCTGAACTTCTGGGAATAGACATCGCTGATGTACTCCGTCAGCTTGCGCCCATAGCGCCGCACGAACACCGTCGACATGCCGGTGCGCCGCGGCTCAATGTTCTCGCACCCGAAGTGCGTCGTCTCGTGCGCTTGAATGCTGGTGGGGGTCAGCGGGTCGTTCAAGCTCGACGCCTGGATGACGATCTCGCCACCCTGCGTCCCCATGACCAGGGCGCCCAGGTAGGGACTAATCCAGAAGATCGCAGCGATCTGCGGCAGGTTCAGAACCTCCGTGATCCCGCTATTGTCGGAGACCGTGCCGTACAGGTCGGTCGGAGCGAAGCTGATGCCGCTCGCCGGGATGCCCGTGACCGGGATCGCGTTGGAGACGCTGCTGGCAAAGGAGTTGACGAAGCCGCCACCGAACCAGAGGCGCCCCTCATGGTAGGTGCCACACGTCGGGTAGCCCGTCGTGTCGCTGTACATGCCCAGCCGGTAGACCGTAATGGGCAACTCGTACAGAAGGTCTCCGCCGGCTAGAGGGTCGCCCGCGGCGTCCACCGCAGGGTCCGCCAGGGTCAGGTTGACGTTCTGGTTGTCGATGACCGTGGTGATCGTGCCCCAGGTCCAGATCGCGCCCTCGGGGTTGATCGCCCAGGTAGTCGGGTTGATGTCGGGCTGCGCGTTCGTGCTGCCGACGATGGCAGTGAAGGGCGTGCCGCCGAACGTGACGATCTCCCCAGCCGTGTAGACCGTCGCCGCCACATACGCTGCAGGCTGGGAATAGAGGCGGATCAGGCGGCCGACGTCCGTGCCGACGAAGCCTTGGCCGGCGTTGATCTGGCTGATCGCCGAGGCCGTCAGAAGGATGCTGCCCGTCGTGCCTGTCGGGGTCAGGGTCGAGCTATCAGTCGGCGGGTCAAGGTAGGGTCCGTCGTTGAACACGGCCGGTGTGAAGGCGAAGGTCGCAAAGGCCGTGCCCGGCGGTGTCAGCGAGGATACCACCTGGACTGGGCCACCCGTCAAGATGAAGGCGTCGGTGTCGTTCTGGACGACGCGGATCGACTGCAGGTCTGTCAGATACGAAGTCGGAAACTCAACCACTTTAGATATGCCGACTGTACTGGTGCCCAAGTCGACCCGCGAACCATCGAAGGGGCCAAGCAAGCTGTCAGAGATCGTGACTTGATTGTCCGCGGGAATTGCGGTGATTATGAACTGCTTTTGCAGCAGCGCCGCTACACCAGAGAAAGGACCAACCAAAGTCTGAAGAGTGAAAAGCACAGTGTCACCAATACTAAAATCGTGGACAGTACCCGTGGTGACAGTCGCCGGGTCGTTGGCGTCAATAGCCAGGACGGTGTTTTCATCTTCGCTCGCAATCGTGGCGCCTTGGTGGAACCGCAGGAAGCCGGGGGTGAACTCCATCAGGTAGGGAAGGTCTTGCTCAAAGTCGAAGGCGCGGATCACCCCAGGCACGCCGTTGCGTGTCGGGCACAGTTGCATCGTTCCCGGCCGGCGCGTCCATGCGCCTTCCTCGACCGGGAAGCTGTTGTAGCAGAGGTTCAGCGCCGTGCGATAGTCCTGCCTATCGGCGCGGCCCTGCGCGTACTGGGACCATTGGCCTCCTAGAAAGCTGTACTGTGCGTAGGAGGCGTCGCCCATCAGGGCACCCCGAGACGCATCTTCTCCGCAAGCCGAGTGGCACGGTCGCCAACTTCCTTGGCCCAGGCGCTCAAGAGCATGTCCGCGGAGGCGCTATGGTAGTCGCCGCGCTCCACCGCGGCCAGGGTTATTCGGAAAGTGAGCAAAGTCCCGATGCCCATGTTGAAGCACATATTCACGAGGACGTCCTGGCGCACGCCATCAAGTTGACGCCACCACGGAAGCGAGTGATCCAACTCCTGCTCGACCGTCAGTATGTCTTCGGCCAGGGCGGTGTCAGCCTGCGCCTGGGTCCAGACGAGGCCGGGGTGGACATCAAGCCCAGTGTGACCGTAGCCGATAGTCCAGGGCGCCGCATGAGTTAGCGGGTCAGGGTACGCCGTCAAGCGGAGCCCCTCGTCGCCGGCAATGTCCGTCTGTAGAGAAGTAGTCGTCATTCTTTAACCCATCCCATAACTTTGTACTTCAGAAAGTCGCCAATCTTAGCGGCAGCAGCGCAGTGTTCTCGGTTCACACCATAAGTTGTACAATGCTCGCCTCCATCGTCACCAACCTTTCGAGCGATAATTATAACTTGGTCATAGCCGTAAAGTTTAGCTACTTTCTCAGCAGCGGAAATTGGAATGCTTTTCATGTTTATATCCTGCAGGCGATGAAGTCGTCGAGCGGCGGCTCAGTGGGGCCAGTCTCGATACCGTTGACCGTCCTGGCTTCGGTCATAAACTCCCGGTAGGCATTGGCGATGGTCTGTATCTTCGTGGTCGCCTGGGTCAGCTCCTCGCAGATTTCGAGGCCAATCCTAGCACCAAGCCCTTCGCAGAACAGGGGGTCCATCTCGGGGACGTCAGCGATGTCCGCCACGAAGCGCACGGTGATGGGGCCAGGGTCAGAGGACGTGATGAAGTCCGCCTCGAAGTCCCAGTCGTTATAGAGGCCGCCACTCGGGGCGCCCATCCACGAGGACGAACCCTGCCGCGGGTCTTCGGGAGCTTCGCGCAGGAAGCCGAAGGGGAGCATGAAGATGTTGCGCGTCACCGTGTCCGACACTGGCCCGGTGCCGATAGGGTAGACGAAGGACATCGACCTGAGCGTCGCGCTCCCCAGCTTGATCCAGTTCAAGCCGGCCATCTGGTCGGGCTGCGTCGCCGGCACTGTGATCCAGTCTCCCGTGCCAGTCGGCACGTTGTTCAGGTTCAGGTCGATGGTCGATTGGTAGACCACGGCCGAGTAGGTCACGGTCGCCCCCTTCTGGTAGGGGAGTGTCGGGTCCCACGCCGCGGTCACAGTCGGCGTATCCGTGTTCCCGTTCTGCAGGGAGAAGTAGATACCAGGATTGGCGCCGACTGGAGTGTACACGAGTTCGCCAGCGAAGTAGGTGGTGCCCTGGTTGCCCTGCAGCGGGCTCGTGTCCCACGGCGAGACAGTCAGGGGACCGAAGTACTGCTGCCACGGATCGCCCGCCCCAGGAGAAGCCGCCAGCGCCACCGCGGCGTCAGCCTGATAGAAGATGCCCTCGTAGGAGACGATAGAGCCCACGATGTATGTTTTCGCCGGGTCGTATGCACCAGGGACTATAACCATCGTCGGCGAAGGCAGAGGCGTGACAGTCGTCGGATAGAGCCCCGTCTGAACCGCCCGCAGCACAACCTTGCGTGTGGCGAAGCGCCACACGTTGCGGCGCAGTTCAGCCGTCCGCACCTTGTCATAGACGAAGGCTACGGCGGAAGCATTCTTGGAAAGGTCGGTGAACGCGACAATTCGGTCGGCGCCGCAATGCTGGAGCGCCCTGTTCGCGATGTCGACATTCGTGACAAAGGGCTCAGGCATCTAGGCTCCGCGGCTAATCGTTCGGGATGCGACCCAAGCTCAGAGAGTTTGCAGTCGACGTCGTGACTATAGCCTGTATCTGGCCTGGAGGCAAGGCGATCTCACCGGAGCCGCCGCTAGCCGTAACGAAGGAAGCACCCACCTTGACGAATGTACCGCTGATGTTCATGGCGTAGAACTGCAGCGCAGGCGTTCCAGTGCAGTCAAACAGAAACACATAGCGACCGCCAAGCACCGTGAAGGGGCCATAGGTGCCAGCCGCTACATTCTTCGCGAGGGTAATTCCTTCGGGCGCGCGCATTAGAGGGGGATCGACGTCGAGTTGTTGGGGTTGGCGAAGAAACGGTAGATGGTCTCGACCGCCTCGCGGATTTCGTTCTTCGTCCAGTTGTCCGCCATATTCACGCGGAGTTCCAGGTCGCCGGCACCGGGCGCGCTTGTGCCTTCAGTCACCGTCTGGGAGCCAGCCGCAAAGGTGTTCTCGGTCGTGCCGCGGGTCAGGGAGAATGATACAGAGGCCATGGTAACTCCTTAAGAAGGCGGGCCGGGCAAGCCCCTGGAGGACAAGCCGCCCGGCCCCAGACGCCGCCCCGAAGGGCCGCGCCGAACTGTTAGTCCACGAACTCGACGCGGCAATCGAGCGCGTGAGAAGCCGCAGTCGTAGCGACAGTATGGACCGCGATCACGACGTCGATGAAGCCGCCAGGGTTGGTGGCGATACCGAGCGCATTCCAGAGTTCCTCATTCATCTTCGCAGCAGTCCAAGCGGTGTCCGCGGAAACGCCACGGAAAGTTGATTGGAAAGTCAACTGAGAAGCGAAGGCGGTGGCTGAGATCGAAGTGCCTTGGAGAGCGGCCTGAGTACCGTCGACCGTGCTGTCGCTGTAGTAGGCGCCGACGTCAAGGACGAGGCCGGTGGAACTGTCAAGCGCAGCGTCGGCATTCAGAACGATATGCTTCAGCTTACAGTCGCAGGGCAGTCGGACCATCTTGTAC